TTACCAGCTTGCGAAACGCGCTAAAGAAATGAAGCGTGATATGGAAACTATGTTGCTCGATGCCACAGTAAAAGCTGTTGGTTCTTCTGGTTCCGCAAGAAATACCGCTTCTTTCTGTACTTGGATCGGTACTCCATCTATTGCTGGTGGTACGGTTTCAGGTAAGGTTTGGAAAGCGTCACCTATTGTCAATATGACTGATGGTGCTGGTCTTGCAAACTTGGGTGCTGGTAATGCTGGCCCAGATGGAACAACTAGCTCTAGTGCTGGTGGTGCTGATACTGCTGTTACTCTTGCTGCTATTAATACAGTTGTAGCTCGTATTTGGGATTTGGGCGGTTCGCCAGATACCATTATGTGTCCTTCTACTGTTAAGCAGACTATTAGTAGCTCAGGTGTTGGTGGTTCCGTGGTTGCTGATCCTATAGGCAACAACTCAGGTGATAAAGCAATTACTGCTATAAATGCAGTGGATGTTCTGGTTACTGACTTTGGCACATTCAAGGTCGTTCCTAATCGCTTTATGCCATCTAACCAGTGCGACTTCATTGATTTCGATCTGTGGTCGATTGACTATCTGCGTCCTTTCCGTACAGAAACTCTCGCCAAAGCTGGTGACAGTGTGAAACAGCTTTTGCTTGCTGAGTATGGTTTGCGCGCAAAGAATGGTCTGGGCAACGGTCAGATTAAGAGCGCTAAGTAATTAGTTTTGGTTTAGCCCCCTTCGGGGGGCTTTTCCTCAAAGGAGAAATAAGATGGCAAATATAGGACAACCGCCCAGCAAGGGCAGTGCAACCGCTATTGGTCCCAACATGAATCCCCCGCCTTATTCAGAAGGTGAGCCTAAACTTAAAAAGTATGGGCCGGGTAAGGATGGTGCTTTAGGAACTACTGAACATAACGGTTCTATAGATAATGTAATAAGAACCCAAGCTGCTAAGGTAGGGAAGGTTTATGGCTGGTAAAAAGGGTAAGCCGGTTAAACAGGTAAAAGCAAAGAGTCAGAAGCCTCTAACTTTAGAGCAGAAACTTTCCGACTCAAAAAGTCGCATGGAAAAAATTGCAAAGGGTAATGACTCAGGATATCATTTGAGATGACTAAAAAAGTAGAGCCTAATATGTTGCATACTACTTTCCATTCCAGCGCGGATGAGGAAGAGTTCACTATTAATACATATCAGGATGTAGAGCCTGTTCTGGAGGAAAACAAGAAAGCATACAATAATTATGGCGACTTGCTTACTCCCGGTAAGGCTGGTGAAGGTGTAAGGGTTGCATCCATCCCATTAAATATATGGACTAAATGGATGAAGGAAACTAATGGGGCAATAGAGAAAGATCATAATCTTATGAAGAAGTATCTTAACGACCCAGATAATAAATATTTTAGAACAACACCAACGAGGGTTTAACTATGTGGTTATATGCATTTGGCGTTGCAGGACGCACACAAAGAAATTATAGAGTATTAAACCAAAACGTATTCTTCTCAGCCCGTAACGTCTAATGGCTATTGGGACATACGCAGAACTTCAGACTGCTGTAGCCAACTGGCTCGACAGGGATGATCTGACAGACAGGATACCAGAGTTTATAGCTTTGGCAGAGGCGAAGATGAATCGCAATCTGCGTATATCCCTTATGGAGAATGTAAGCACGGATATAATAATGTCTGGCGGTGTAAGAGATTATGATCTTCCTACAGGATTTACAGGTATGAAGGAATTTCATTTAACTACTGATCCAGTAGTTGCATTATCTTATATTACCCCAGAAATGATGAACAGGATGTGGGCCGGTAGTACTGTTAGCAAGCCCCAAGCGTTTACTTTATTTTCTAATGCTGGTACGAGAAAGATTAGATTTGGGCCATCTCCGGATGCAGCCTACACCACCTCTATGTTATACCTTAAAAAGATTGATAATCTATCTGTTTCTAATACAACTGAAGCAATGCTGACAGAGAATCCAGACATCTATCTATATGGGGCGTTACTGGAAGCGGAACCATTTCTAATGAATGATGCTAGGGTTCAGCTATGGGCTACTATGCTAGAAAAAGTGGCACAAGACTTACAGGAAAGAGACATATTTGACCGTCACTCAGGTTCTGAGTTGAGGGTTATGAACACAGGAGGGTATCCGTAATGGCCCTAGATAATGCGAATTATATTGATGAACTGTCAATAACTGATCCTACAGCT